CTGGGCTGGTGTAGCTGGTGCTGGAACTTTTGATGGTTTCAAAACTTTATTAAATGCTGATGCTGGACATACTGGAGCAAAGAAAATTGCTGGAGCAGCAGTAACTTCTGCAAACGTAGTAGAAAAACTAGGAGACATTGTAGATGCTATTCCAAGCGAAGTATATGGAAAAGAAGATTTATACATCTATGTTGCACAGAACATCTTTAGAGCATACAAAAGAGCTTTAGGTGGTTTCCAAAGTGGAGGTCAAGGAGCAGCTGGTGTTAATGGATTAGGTAACAACCAAGACATAGATATCCAATATTTTGATGGTGTAAAAATTGTAGCTTGTAACGGACTTTCTGACAACAATGCAATAGCAGCACAAAAATCTAACTTATTCTTTGGAACTGGAGTTTTATCAGACCATAATGAAGTAAAAGTATTAGATATGGCTGACTTAGATGGGTCTAAAAATGTACGTTTCATTATGAGATATACTGCTGGAGTACAATATGCAGTAGTTGAAGATATCGTATCTTACGGATTAGGACTATAATCTAATAACAATAATAATAACGAGGGTAGGTGGTTAATCTGCTTACCCTTTTTTAATAACTTTAAAACATATAACACAAATGGCTTGTTTACTTACATCTGGTAGAGCTTTACCTTGTAAAAGTAGTGTTGGTGGCTTAAAAGCAGTTTATTTCGCAGATTATGGTACGTTGGGAACAACTACAATAGCTTCTGGAGAGATTACTGCAATAAGTGGTACACCAGACTTCTTTAAATTTGATATCAAGGGTAATTCTTCACTAGAAACCACAATTAATAGTTCAAGAGAAAACGGAACTACATTTTACACACAAACTTTAAATTTAACTTTACCAGTTTTAGATAAAGCAACACAAGAGGAGATAAAATTATTAGCTACTGCAAGACCGCACGTTGCAATAGAAGATTATAATGGTAATTTCTTTTTAGTTGGTTTAGAACACGGAGCTGAGGTAACTGGAGGAACAGTTGTATCTGGTGCTGCTATGGGAGATTTAAGTGGATTCACTTTAACTTTAGAAGGTCAAGAAACTGACCCAGCATTCTTTGTAACATCAACTGTTGTTACTGATAATGAAAGTTCATCTCAAATAGACCCTAACGCATAGGTTTTTTTAATTTTTTTCATTTGAAAAGGGTAGTCTTAATTGATTACCCTTTTTTTTCTTTTATTATTTTAATTTTAGAGCGTTTTACAATTTTTTTAATTAAATTTTTATTAGGGTGGTTTTCTAAAACTTTTTTTAAGTTTTTACCATAAATATATCTATTACCTTTAATTATATTTTGTTTTGATTTAAGTAATTGAAAATTTGAATAATGATTTAATAATTTAATTTCATTTTGCGTAACACCTAAAGAAACTGGAACTATATGGTCAAGATGTAAATCTTCATTTTGTTTATCATAATTTAACCATTTTATAAAAAAATTATATTCACATCCTAATATTTTATAAGTTTTTGTTTTTTTTTGAAAACCTTTGTTTTTTAAAGAAGCTCCAATCAAGTTTCTTAAATTAGAAGCTAATTTATTTATTGGGTTTTCTCTATATCTTTCTTGATTTTGTTTGTTTCTTATTTTTTTTATTATCATTCTTTCAATTATTAAATAATTATGTTCAAATAAACAAGGAGTTAAGTAACTTTTGTCTTTATCAGAAAAACGATTATCTCTTTTAATATCTACTTTGTATTTGTCTGGATTATTACATTTATCAACTAAATATTCTAGTATTCTAGATTCATCTCTTTTATGACTCTTATAATTTTGCATTTCTTTTCTTAAATTTTGCATTTTTTTACTTTTAAAATATAAATATACAAAAAAACGAATAAAAAAGTATTATATATATATGAAACATTTGTTACCTACATCTGATGCACAAACAATAAAGATTATACCAAGAGTATATTCAACAAGTGTTACGATAAAGTTAAGGGATGATAGTACAAATAATGAAGTAACAATACTACCAACTGCTATAATTAATAAAAACTATGTTGAGTTATCAAATGTATTTACATTAATTGAAGGTAGGTTTTATGATTTAAAAGTTTATAATGGTCAAGGCTCTGTAACAGAAGCAGATATTATTTACAGAGATAAAATATTTTGTACTGCACAATCAACAAACCAATCTAATAACGAACACTATACAATAAACAAAGATGTGTACAAAGAAAAGAGTGGTAATAACGATTTTATAATACTATGAGTAAACGTATAAATAAATACAGAAAAACAACACCATCAAAGACATCTAACTCAAAAAACTCAAAAGTTAGTTTTGTTAATTTGTCATCTTACACATCTCCACAGATTGTAGAAACAAAGAATAAAGAATGGGTTGAATTTGGTGCTGATAACAATTATTTTCAGTTCTTAATAGACAGAGCAAACGGAAGTGCAACATCAAGTGCTTGTATTACTGGTATCTCTCAAATGATATATGGTAGAGGGTTAGATGCAACAGATAGTTCAAAAAGACCAGAGCAATATGCAAGAATGTTATCTTTATTTAAAAAAGATGATGTAAGACGTTTTGCATACGATTTAAAGCTATCTGGACAATGTGCAATTCAAGTAATATACTCAAAAGACAAAAAGTCTATTGCTAAGGTAGAACATTTGCCAATTGAGACTTTAAGAGCAGAGAAATGTGGAACAGAAGATAAACAAGTACAAGCATATTATTATCATCCAGATTGGGTTAATATAAAGCCATCTGAGAAGCCTTTAAGAATACCAGCCTTTGGTATATCTAACACACCACAACCAATTGAGATTTTATATGTTAAGCCTTATGAAGCTGGTATGTATTATTATTCTACTCCAGACTATCAAGGTGGTTTACAATATGCAGAGTTAGAAGAAGAAGTATCTAACTATCATATAAATAATATTAAGCAAGGTTTAGCTCCGTCAATGTTAATTAATTTTAATAATGGAGTACCAGACGAAGAAAAACAAACTTTAGTTGAAAATAAAATAAAGGCTAAGTTTAGTGGAAGTAGTAATGCTGGTAAATTTATACTTGCTTTTAACGATGATAAAGAATCAGCAGCAGATATAAATCCAGTACAATTATCAGATGCACATAACCAATACCAATTTCTTTCTGAAGAATCACAAAAGAAAATAATGATATCACACAGAATTGTATCTCCTATGCTATTAGGTATAAAAGATTCAAGTGGTTTTGGTAACAATGCAGAAGAACTAAAAACTGCATCTATTTTAATGCACAATACAGTTATAGTTCCTTTTCAAGAGCTTTTAACTGATGCTTTTGATAAAATACTTGCTTTTAATAATATTGCTTTAAACCTATATTTTAAGACGTTACAACCATTACAATTTATTGACTTAGATAATGTAAAAGACGAAGAAACAAGAGAAGAGGAGACTGGTGTAAAGATGTCAAAAGTATTTTCTGATTTAGAACAATTAGGAGAAGATGAAGATTTAGAGAATTGGGAATTGATTGATGAAAGAAAAGTTGATTATGATACAGAAGATGAATTAAATGAAGAACTAAATAAGTTAAACAATCCTAAACTATCTACATTGTCAAAGATGTACAATTTTGTTACTACTGGAACTGCTAGACCAAACGCAAAAAGTAGTCAAGATGGAGAGAATGAAGAAGGAGTACAATTTAAAGTAAGATATCAATATGCACCATTAAGTTATAGTGCAAATAGTAGAGAGTTTTGCAAGAAAATGGTAAATGCTGCTAAGATATACAGAAAAGAAGATATAGACAGAATGAGTACAATGCCAGTTAATGCTGGGTGGGGTTTAAACGGAGCTGATACATACGATATTTGGTTGTATAAAGGTGGAGGAGATTGTCATCATTTTTGGATGAGAAAGACTTACAGAGCAAAAAGTGCTAAAACAAAAGCAGATGTTGGTAATCCAAATGCTGAAGTTAGTGTAAACAAAGCTAAAAAAGAAGGTTTTAAACCAGAGGTAAATGCAAAAGAAGTTGCTAAAAGACCAACGGATATGCCAAATAAAGGATTTGTAAATAAAAAGAGATAATAGATGGCAACTGCATTATTTATAAGTAGAACAGATTTAGTAAAGAATAGTATTGTTGATGGAAACGTTGATACAGATAAATTTATACAATTTGTTAAGATTGCACAAGAGATACACATACAAAACTATTTAGGAAGTAAGTTGTATGATAAAATATCAGCAGATATAATTGCAGATAGTTTAACTGGTAATTATTTAGACTTAGTTACAGATTATGTGCAACCGATGTTGATTCATTATGCTATGGTAGATTATTTACCATTTGCAGCATATCAAGTAAAGAATGGTGGTGTATTTAAACACACATCAGAAAATGCTGAAAGTGCAACAAAAGACGAAGTTGATTTCTTAGTACAAAAACAGAGAGACTTTGCAGAGTATTACACAAGAAGGTTTGTAGATTACATTTGTTTTAATAGCACTTTATTTCCAGAATACACAAGCAATACAGATTCTGATGTATATCCAGACAAAGATGTAAATTCAAGTAATTGGGTGCTATAATGAAAGGAATGTATAGACCAAAAAAAACAAATGTTGTTAAGTTAAAAAAGTATCTAACAAAAAAACAAAGAGACAATGGCAAACGAAATTTATCCAGTTAGTTGGTGGGGTAGTCCAGTAGAGAATGGCTGGGGAGGTATTTATTATGATTTTGCACAAGGTGGTGGTTTAGATGGTACATCTTTTATCACTACTTGGAGAACTACATCCGTAAATGAAACAATCACAATACCAACTACTGGTGGTGGTTATAACTACAATATAGTTACATCTGATGGTCAAACTTTTACTGGATTAACTGGAAACCATACAATAACTTTTGCAAATGCTGGTGATTATGATGTTTTAATAAGTGGAACTTTTCCGAGAATTTATTTTAATTATTATTCTGACGCTAGTAAATTACTAGATATAAAGCAGTTTGGAGTTGTTTCTTGGGAAAGTAATTTTTCAAGAGCTTTTGGTGGTGCTACAAATTTGACTGGTACTTTTATTGATAATCCAGATATATCAAATGTTACAAATATTTCACAAGCGTTTCAAAATTGCACTAATTTTATAGGAGATTTAAGTAGTTGGGATGTAAGTAACGTTATCGCAATGAAAAATTGTTTTATAAATTGCTCATCTTTTAATAGCAATATATCCTCTTGGAATGTCGGAAATGTTACTGACTTTACTAGTATGTTTTCTGGATGTGTTTCTTTTTCTCAAAATTTATCAAATTGGGATGTTAGTAGTGGAGTTAATTTCACTGCTATGTTTAGTTTATTTGGTGTATCTTCTCAAACGGTTTCAGTTCAAGGGTTGGATAATTGGGATATGAGTTCTGCTACAAATATTTCTCAAATGTTTAAGTCAAATCATAATTTCAACGAGGATGTATCTTCTTGGAATGTTAGTAGTGTTACCAATATGGACTCAACTTTTTTTAGAGCTTATGATTTTGACCAAGATTTATCAAATTGGAATATAATAAATGTAACAAACTTTAATAATTTTGCAAAAAATGCAACTTTTTCTACATCAAATTATGATGCTATTTTAATAGGTTGGGAATCTACCTTGCAAGGTACTTACCCTAACGGAAGTGGTTATACACCTACAATTAGTATAAATTTTGGAAATAGTCAATATACAAGTGGTGGAGCAGCAGAAACTGCTAGAACATCTTTAATTAATAACTTTAATTGGACTATCACAGATGGTGGTTCTATATAAATAAAAAAAATGAGTGAATTAAAAGAATTAAGAAATATAATATTGTGTTATCCTATGAATGAAACTTGGTTTATATGCTGGAGTGATGATAGGGGTGTTATAACTGCGTATGGTTCAATTATGCCTACGCAATGTATGGAAACTCGTTGGTGTGAGGTTGATTACTATGATAATCAAGAGAGTTGGGCAGAAGTTTTATTGAATAACGGAATAAATCCTTTTGAATAATGACACAAAAAGAAATCATTTCAGAAATAAGGGAAGAACAAAAATCAATGGCAGAAATGCAATTTAGATTAGCTGCTGATTTATCAAACTTTTTTAATAAACAAGAGCTATTTAACCAGCGTATAAGTGATATACTAGAGAACGATGAAAAGACAGACAAGAAAGGTTTAGTTTATGAAGTAGGAGAGATATCAAACAGAGTAGATAAAATAGAAGTAAAAAACAAAGTAACTGCTGGTAAGATTGCAGTAAGTGTAACAATATTAACTTTTATTGGTAGTGCAGTTTGGAAGCTAATAAACATATTTGATTAATGAGTAAATACTTTAAAGATATTGAAACTAATATGAGTAAAGAGTTTTTATTTGTATTAGACGAAGCAAGAGAAATAGCTGGTATACCTTTTATAATTAACTCAGCTTACAGAAGTCCAGAACATCCTTTATCAATAAAGAATCCTAGTTCAAGTCATATTAAAGGCTTAGCAGTAGATATAAAGGCAACAGATAGTAAAACAAGATTTAAGATTGTTAAAGCTCTTATTCAAGTTGGATTTACAAGAATAGGAATATCAGATACATTTATTCACGTTGATTTAGATTTAGATAAAACAAAAAACGTTATATGGACTTATTAAATAAAATACCAAAAGATAAACTATTACACTTCTTTGTTGGTAGTGTTATACTGTTTTTATCATTACTTGTGTTTAATACACTTGCATCAATATCTATTGTTGTTCTTGCAGCAGTTGTAAAAGAAGTTGTTTATGATGACTTTCTTGGTAAAGGTACACCAGAAGTACAAGACTTTATTTATACTATACTTCCTTGTTTATTTCACTTAATTAATATTTTATTTTAATGAGCAATCCAAAATTAAGAAAAAACGGAGGTAAAGGTACATTCTTTGGTAACCTCTGGAGAGGTGTTGTAAAAAATAACATACCTTTAGGAGAAACTATTGTTGCTGCTATTGATGGAGGTAATCCAGTAGAGGTTATAAAAGCTATAACAGAAGATAAAGATATACCAGTAAAGGACAAGGAAACAATGTTAGCTGATTTAGAGCAAGATGTAATTGAGATGCAAGAGATTACTAAACGTTGGGAATCAGACAACAAAGCAGAATCATATATTACAAAGAATATAAGACCATTAAGCCTTGCTTTTTTAACATTAAGTATGTTTGCTTATGTAATATTAGATAGTTCTTTAGATAGCTTTAAAATAGACCAGCAATGGATATCTTTACTTGGCAACTTACTAATGCTTGTTTATGGTGGTTACTTTGGTGCAAGAACATTAGAAAAAATAAGAAAAATTAAGTAAACACTTTTTTATTTAAAAATAAATATATAACTTCGCATTTTTTTAAGTAACTATTTAAGTATTTTTATATATTACTTCATACCTAAAAATAGATATCTAAAGTATTTAATTAAACAAGTAAATAGTATTAAAAATAAATATAGGTTTTTGGAATTGTATTTAATTGCAACATCTGTTAATAACTAATTTTTTATAGTATTTAAATAAAGTTTATCTTTGAGTATATCATTTTGCAATTCTTTTTCCCTTTTATTTTTGTTTTAATTAGAGAGCTTGTAAAAAGGCTCTCTTTTTTAATTTTAACATTTCTTTAACACTTTTATGTGTTTTTAATACTTAGATTTGCTGAAACTTAAATTATGAAAGTAAACGAATCACTTTGGGAAGCATTAAAAAATACAATTGAAATGCATACAGAACAAGACCCTAACATAACAGATGTGTTAATTAACTACCAAGTAAAAGAATCAAATGGAGTTAAAAATATAATAAAGTTAAATGCAACTTTAGAGTAACGGAAATGGTTAAGGTTAGATTTTTAACGAATAAATAAAAATATTATGATAGATAAACTAAATGAAATATTAAAAGGCATAGACCAAGATTGTTGTAATGGAAAGGATGGATGGTGGTCAACAAGTTGTGGTGCTGAATTTGGTGCAAAGAAGTTAAAAGAAGTACAAGACTTAGTTAAAAAATTAACTTTAACCGATGTTAGCCAACAACGTGAACTGTTACTTGCTTTTGCAGGGTGGTTGTATGGAAATCTTGACAAAGAAGTAGAGCAAAAAATAGTTGATGATTACTTAAACAGCAAGTAATTGTGGCTAACACTAAGATAAAAACACGTTTTAATGTGTTTTATGGACTGTTGACCAACGTTTTAATGTTGGTGTAAAAAATAAAAACTATATTTGTAAATAATAATTAATTAAATAAATAAAAATGGAAAAACTAAGAAAGATTCAAGCCGAATTAAAAGCACCAAAAAACCAGAGAAACAACTTTGGTAAATACAACTACAGAAGTTGTGAAGATATTCTGGAAGCAGTTAAACCTTTACTAGATAAACACAAATGTACATTAACAATCTCAGACGAAGTAAGAGAAGTATGTGGTGTATTGTTTGTTGAAGCAGTAGTATTTATATCTGATGGTAAAGATTCAGTTCATACTAAAGCACAAGCTGGTATTGACCCAAACAGAAAAGGAATGGACATAGCACAATCATTTGGTAGTAGTTCATCGTATGCACGTAAGTATGCCTTAAATGGTTTATTTTTGATTGATGATACAAAAGATGCTGATGCAAGTAACACACACGGAAAAGGTGCTAAAACAACTGAAAAGAGCTGGTTAAACAAAGGTACTGCTGAATTTAAGAAAGTACAGACATACTTAAAAGGTGGAGGTAACATTTCTAAAGTAGAAGAAAAGTACAGAATATCAAAAGAAGTAAAAGAACTATTAACTAAATAAACATAAATTATGACAGAATTAACAACAGAAGCAGATGTAATAAATTTAATTGGTTTTGAAACACCTTTAAAGTTTGAATTTATATCAGATGGTATTTTTACTTTTAGAACAGTAATACCAAACCAAAAAAAAGATATAATATTTTATGAGATAGAGTTTTTTAGCAACCCAGATAAATCTTTAGATTTCTTTGCTTATGATACTTTTTCAAACTTTTTATTGAAATATCAAATACATACAGTAAGTGCTATAAACGAATCAACAAATACAAAAACTGAAATATATTTTAAAACTTATGAATGACTTTCAATTAAGAAAAACAAAGAAAGACCATTACAGATTATTTATTAATGGAGTAGATGTAACTGGCGAACAAGAAAGAAGCACTTTTAGACACATTATAGAAGTGATAGACAATAAAATAACAACTGGATTATAAATTAAAATTAAAATTATGAGTGCAAAAAAACCTTACTTATTAGGAGACGTTGAGTTACAACTTGACACAATTAAAAAACTTTCTCAATACTTTGAGAACATCTTAACCTACAATGCTAAAAGAGAATTAGTACCAAAGAAAGGAGAAGATGGTAAAGAGTTAAAGAAGCTGAAGTTAAATTTTTCTATTTTTGAAGAAGGTAACTATGGGCAGAATGTATCTTTTACTATACCTCAAACAAAAGAGCAGAGAGAGAACGGAGAAAAGAAAAGGTATGTTGCCAATGGTAAAATTTACTATGCATCAGATGACTTACAATCTTTTGTTCAAAAGTCAGAAGCAAAGGCAGAGAAAGCAACACCAGTTGCAGCAGATGACTTGCCATTTTAAATTATAGGGAGGTGTAAAAGCCTCCCTTTTTTTAACTATGTGGAACTATAAAGGACAAAGAATAAAATCAAGAGAAGATTTACCAGCAGATGCAGTTGGGTTTGTTTACAGAATACTTAACAGACGAACTGAACAAGTTTACATTGGTAAAAAGATACTGCTTAACAAACGCACTAGACCACCTCTAAAGGGATATAAAAGAAAGAGGGTTGATTACGTTGAAAGCAACTGGATGAAATATACTGGAAGCAATAAAGAAAGTAAAAAATGGAAGATTGAAGATTGTTATAGAGAAATTATATATATTTGCTACAATCGAACAATGATGAGCTATTATGAAACTAAGTTACAATTTACAGAGAACGTTTTAGAAAATGATAAATTCTTAAATGATAATGTACTTGGTAAATATTATAAAACAAAAATACAGAAATATATAGATGACGCAGAAAATAAAAACGAATGAAGAAAAAGAAGCAGATAGAATGGCAATGCAGATGCTTGAAGAAGAAGCAAATGTAGATATATCAGAAGTAATAAAATACCCTCCAGTTTCACTTAGTTGTGGCTCTTACATTGATAGAGATGTTGAAGGTAATGAAATAGAATACCCAATACCAATTGGCACAGATGGAAACTTTAGTTTTGTACAAGCATTTCCAAAAGTAGGTAAGTCATTTTTTATCAGTTTACTTGTATCAGCATATCAAAGTGGAGGTAATAAATACTCTGGTAATATTAAAGGGCATAGACGAGGCAGAAAGATAATTCATTTTGATACTGAGCAAGGTAAGTTTCATTGTCAGAAAGTATTTAGAAGACCAGTAATAATGAATGAGCTGCAAACTGATGACAACTACCATACTTATGCATTAAGAGCAATGACACCAAATGAAAGGGTTAATTTTATTGAATACATACTTTTTGATAAATACAATGAAGATAAAATAGGTTTAATTATTATTGATGGTGTTGCAGATTTATTAAATGATGTTAATTCAATGACAGAAACAAATTATGTTGTGCAGAAGATTATGACTTGGACTGCAAAAAAGCAATGTCATCTTTTAACAATTATACATCAAAACTTTGGTAGTGATAAGCCAACTGGAAATTTAGGGAGTGCGTTAGAAAAGAAAGCAGAGACACAAATAAAGTTAGAAAAAAATGAAGTTAATAAAGGCTGGATTACTGTTGAATGCAAAAGAAGTAGAAATAGAAGTTTTGACCCTTTTAGTTTTTCAGTAAATGATAATATACTACCAGAATATGTTAATAACGATTTTGAATTTTAAGTAACTTTTTGGTTATATTGCATCTATGAAAATATAAAATTAAATTGATATGAGTTTTTTAAAAGGTAATTTAGGAGAAAGTTTATGGTTAAAGGAATTGTTAAACACACATACGGATATAGAGAAAGCACCAAACAAAAGATTTTATGATTGGGATATAAAAGCAAATTATAAAGGCAGAGAGGTTACTTATGAGGTTAAGTATGATTCAAAAGGTTACTACTATGCTGATAGATATAATAGACCAGTAAATATTTATATTGAATTTCAGAATACAAGAAAAGATGAGGATAGTGGTATTATAGCATCAAAAGCAACTTACTATGTTTACATCTTAAAAAGTCTTGACAATGTTGAAACTGCTTATGTTTTTAACAGATTACAACTTTTAAGCTACTTAAAGAATGCAGATGTAAAAGTAAAAGGAAATAGCTTTGGAGGGGATAATAACGCAAAAGGATGGATTCCTCCTCTTAGCACATTAGAACACTTAATATTAAAAAAAATAAAACTAAAATAAATGGAAACAATTAAACTATTAAACAACGAAGTATTTGACAAGAAAGACATTTTAAGCAAGATGATGGATGATGAATTTTACTATGGTTACTTAGGTGTAAATGCATTATCAAGTTCAGCATCAAAGAAACTTTTAGATTCTCCTTATGCTTATTATCGTTCATTAACAGAAAAACAAACAAATGTACAAGCATTAAGAGATGGGCAACTAATACACCTTATGGTACTTGAGCCAGAAAAGGTAGACTACTTAACTTTTACAGAAGGTACAAAGGCATCAAAGCAATATAAACTTGCAGTACAAGAGCTTGGCTCACACAATGTATTTACTAACTCAGAGTATCATAAAGCAAAAAAGATATCTGAAAGGGTAAGAAGTGTAACAGATGTAAAGAACATACTGGAAGGTGCAAGATTTGAAATACCAGCAATTGATACCTATAATGATTTAGCATTTAGAGGTAAAGCAGATATATTAAAAGATGGTGTTGTAATAGATTTAAAAACAACTGCTGACATAAAAAGTTTTGAAAGGTCTGCTAATCACTTTTCTTATGACTTACAAGCTGCATTGTATTTAGAATTGTTTGGAGCATTTGACTTTGAATTTGTTGTAGTTGATAAAAGTACACTTGACGTTGGTATATTTAAATGTTCAGAAAACTTTATTGATAGTGGTAAAAAAAAACTTGACATTGCAACAGAAAGATATTATGACTATTTACAAACAGAAAATATAGAAGATTATGTTACCAGAGGAACTTTGTAACAATCAAGAAAAGATAGCTTACAAAAGTTGTGTTGATAGCTACTTTAGTAATGGAGATAGGCAAGATATTATGGAATATTGGATTCAACTATTTGACCAGAAAAGATTTTGTGAAGCAAAGGGAGTAGAGAAAGCACTTGAACTAATTGACATATATGAGGAGATAAATGCCAAAGATTAAAAAGAAGATTGTTTTAAAAAATTGTAATTACAAGCACCAGCAGTACTGTTTTAAAAAAGGGTTTATTATTTATCCAGTTGTATCTGGTAAGATGTTTAAAGTGTATTGTAATAGAATAAAAGGCAACTACTATATGAAAGGGAAAGAATTTAATAAACAAGAATCATTCCAAGCTATTTGGGATTTATACACTAAAATATACAACTATGAATTTAATAAGATACGAGATTAAAGCTGGGTTTTTTAAAGGCTTTCTGTTTGGGGTTAGACATTACCCTTTTGATGATGAAGATATACACGAAGAAGATATAGTTTTATACATTGGTATCTTTCAAATAATTTTAACTTTAATATACGAAAAATGAGAAGCACACAAGTACACTATGACAATGGCAAAGACTATGATGTAATAGACGTTATAAATGATTTTAACCTAAATTTTAGCAGAGGCAACATACTAAAGTATATTTGCAGAGCTGGAAAGAAAAAGGATGAGTTACAAGACTTATTAAAGGCAAAAGACTATTTAGAACGAGAAATAGAAAGAATAAGGGATGCAAATTAGTATCTCTTTTTTTTATTTAAAATGTTAAAGAAATGTTAAAATCTGTTAACATAGTTGTTAATTAAATAATTTCTTATATATTTGATGTATAATTAAAACAAAAATATTATGAAATTAAACGCTGAAAAATTAGAAGTACAAAAGTCAAAAGTTAAATTAACAATATCTTTAGATGTTAATGACTTTAACACCACAAAAGAAAACATTATCAATCTATTAAATTTAGCTATTGAAAACGGGGAAAGCTCTGCTATATTGAAGCAAGTTTTTGATGAAAACGGAAAAGTAAAAATAGATTCAAAACACACATTTTATTAAAATAATAACGGGAGGGTAAAACCTCCCTTTAAAAACAAAAACAAGATGAAAAAATTACAAACAGTTAAGGAATTAAAAGAAATGTATACAAAAGAAGATATAAAAAATATCTTTGAAGATAAAGGAATGTACATCAATACAGTAAATGCAAAAGGAGATAAGCACGATGGTATGACCATTGCTTTTAATAAGGCAGATAGTCTTTTTTATTTTAGTAGCTATGTTCTTGCTTATCACTATTTTTTACAAATGAATTGGATATAAAAACAATAACAAGATGAAAAAATTACAAACATTAGTATTGATTTTAGCACCAAGCTATTTCGTAGGTAGATTATTAATAGGCTTAATATTTAACGTATAATTATGAAGAAGATACTTACAAGATTCGTAGAGTTTCTATTTGGACTTATTATGGTTATGATTGTAGCTTATATGTGCTTATGGTTTATATCAATGGTATTAATATTATTTAACAGTTAAAACAAAAACAAATGGAAGAAACATTAGAAATGATTAGAGCATACGTTAAAGGTAAAGATGATTGGTGGATAGAAAGACAATTAGATATACTGGAAGTGCAGATAAAAATAGAGATAAACAATGCAGAAATAAAAACTTTAAAAGGAATAAGAAATGGACTTAATTAAGATTTTAAAAACAATAGAGCCAGAGTACAAGAATACAGACCAATGTATAAATCCTTTACCAAATGAAGTAGAGTTGCTATTAGACAATGAAGATTATTTAATAGAAGTAAACTTAAAAGAAGATGTATTAAAAACTAACTTTTGGCAAGGAGTAGAGCAGTACAAAGCATCAAGTGATGAGATAGATTTTATTTACAACCATCTTGAACAATTACTTTTAAAAAAGATAGAGGAAACAAAAGAGTATTACAACGAACACAATTATAATTATCAAGTATGGAATTAACAGAAAAGAAATTAGAAAAGATTAGTGGAGCAATAATAAGCTCATTTATAAACTTACACTTACTGGAAGATGCAGACAAGATAGGTTTATTTAGACAACGAGTAAGAAACAATATTAGACGTACTATAAGCGATTTAAAAGACATAGAGATAAACTACTATAATAAGATAGAAGAAGTTGATGAGAAAGAGCTGGGAGATAAACTAATTGCTAATAAACTAATATTTATTGATTGGGTGTTAAACAAGTTTGACTTTAATGATTTTTGTAAGATACAAGAAGTATGTTTAGCATACGAAGCAGACAAAGAAAGAATAACACAAGTAACAGATGAAGTATTAATTAATAACGGAGCAGAACAAATAGATGAGCAGATATAATTACAACAGACAAGCAGCAGAAGAATTAGTAAATGATTTTTGTGAGATTACAAAACTAAACATATATGATAATTCACGATTAAATGATAAAGCATCTTTTAGAGCATTACTATACAAAGTATTAAATGAAGTAAATGGAATGAATGATAGAATGATATCAGACTGGTTTGCCGAGAAAGGTATTAAAAGAAATAGGTCAAGTATATTTCACGCATTAAAAAAGATAGATGTGTACTACGATAGCTTTACAAGGTTTAGAAGTATTTATGATATTTACTTTAATGACAAGAAGGAAGAAACAATAAGAAAGGAGAGGGCTAGATTAGAACGTTTAAAGAACAAAACAAAAGCTATTAAGCAAATCATACTAAACAAAGAAAAAGATGCCTTAGCATTCTTAATAGATACTATACCAGACAATAAAAGAGATGAGATTTATGAGGTAGTAAATCTTAGAGTAAAGTCTTGGGATTGGAAAAGTAAAGATAAATGTGAGGTAATAGAATGTGGTACATCAATGGAAGGTATGCACTGGTAATACAACGTTGTTGGGTATGGAAAGATTTTTAACGAATTAAATAAACTAAAACAATGAGTAAAGAAGAATTTTTAAAATTAAGTGATTTAGACAAAGTAAAATACGCTATTGAGGAAAGCCTTAAAGAACATAAAGGTTACAAAAGTGAGTATTGGAAAGGAAGTGCTTTTATGGGCAATAGTATTTTACAGACAATAGAGCAAGTTAAAAAATTTGCTATACCTGTTGTTGTGAAATCGTTTACTGCGGAACAAGTAGGCGATATGCTGGCAAATAAATTCACAACCATAGAAGAAGCAATACATTATTTTGATACAATAGAATAGCAGTATATGTTTTACAACAGTTGTACAAGGCACGTTTTAATGTGCTTTGTGCTTAGTTGTAAAAATAATTATGTAAATCTTGTAAAATGTCATATTTTTTTTATTATATAACTATACGTTTATTTAGCAACTATTTAATCTTAAGTATGTGTACATACCTAAACGTTGAGAGATACTTAAATAAAAATATATTTATATTTACTGAGGGTAGCTATACCCTTTTTAAAAGTGTTAATAAAAACATATAAACATTCTATAAAGTTCCAGTTATTTTTATTACTTTGTTGCAAACACAAAAGCTATGTTAGAGAAGATATTTGAATCTCACAATAAGTGGATAAACACCACATTAAAGTTTGGATGCAACAGAGAAGAAGCAGAGGACATTGTTTCTCATATGTATCTTGTTATTGGTAAGATGCTTAAAAAGGGATTAGATATAACTTACGGAGATGAAGTCAACTATTATTATATTTACTTAACTTTACGCACTACCTTTTTACAAATGAAGAATAAGCAGAAGAAACAAAACAAAATATCATTAGACTTGGTATTAGATTTAGAATCTGGAGAGTATATTAATTTTAATGAAGCAAATGATTCTGTTGAAGAAGAACTACAAAAGTTGCATTGGTACGATAGAAAGGTTTACAACCTTATTCAAGATGAATACAGTATTACAGAACTATCAAAGAAAACAAATATTACATATCATTCATTGTATAATACATACAGAAAGGTAAAAGATAAATTAAAGGAAAAATTAAAAGAATAAAATGAAAATTAATCATCTGGATTTGTTTAGTGGAATTGGAGGATTTCACTTAGGATTTGAGAAAGCTGGGTTTGAAGTAAACTCATACTTTTCAGAAATTGACAAATACGCAATAGACGTTTATAAAAACAACTTTAAAAATTCAAAATATGTCGGGTCAGTTACAGATGTTCGAGCAGAACAATTACCAAGAATCGATGCAATCACTTTCGGAAGCCCTTGCCAAGACTTTAGCCTTGCTGGAAAACGTAAAGGGATGGGAGGAGATAGAAGCTCCCTTATTACCGAAGCAATTCGCCTCATCGATGAGTGCAGACCACGTTTTTTTATCTGGGAAAATGTTAAAGGAACTTTCTCCTCAAACAATGGCGAGGACTTTTGGGCAATTATCCAAGCCTTTACCAACATTGGGGGTTATCGACTTGAATGGCAATTGCTTAATACAAAGTGGTTTCTACCCCAAAACAGAGAGAGAATCTACCTTGTCGGATATCTTGGAGACGGAAGTGGAGGACAAGTATTTCCTATCTCAAAAGTCGTTGAATCTTTTATTGAAAAGGGTAGAGGAAATAAATTTATAGATGTTTATAATAAAAAATACAGAAACGAATCCCCAACATTGACCGACCCTTGTCATAACAATATTAGATTACAAGTAGGAGATTATAGATATGATGAAGGTTTTAGATGGAGAAAAGATAATAATAGTCCAGCATTACATTTAAAATCTAATGAAATATTAGTAAAATCAGCAACCAGTAGAGGTTATGAGGAAGCAATTAAAGGAGTTGCACAAACTTTAGATACTGCTTGTAATCAAGCTGTGTTTGATAACAAAATAAGAAGATTAACACCAATTGAATGTGAACGATTACAAGGCTTTCCAGATAACTGGACTGAGTACGGAGAGAGTGGTAGAATAAGTGATACACAACGTTACAAAATGTGTGGTAATGCAGTAACAGTTGATGTTGTTGAAGCAGTTGCAAAGAACATAATAAAAGTAATAAAATAAATAAAGAATGAAACTAGGAAACCTTATTGAACGAATAACATACTATACTGGTATCAAATGGATATGGAAGAAACTCTATCCAGATTGTAAGTGTAAAGAAAGACAAGAAAACTTAAATGATATTGAACTATGGTAGAAGATAAAATTATCTGGAATGGTGTTAAACAAAGAATGGCATCAACAATGTCAAATGAAGATTTTAAGATAATGTGTAAGTTGCATTCAAAGTATTTTAACCATAAGTATAGTGAGCCTTGCACTTGTAATAAAAGAAGATTAAGACAATGGATTGAAGAACTAAATAATAAATTAATGTAAGATATGGAAAAATATAAACTTTACATTACAAGCGAATCTGGAGAAAGAGAAACTTGGACAAACGGAGAAACAGTAAAAGAATGTATTGACAAACTAAAAGACTTTCATACCTTTGGAGAGTTTGAGAAAGAGTTCTTCACAAAGAAAGGCGAAGATAGATTAAACAAAGAACTGAATAGTGGTTGGTATATAAATTTAAAAAACAAATAGATATGGAAGAATTAACTGGATATTGGTATTTAAGAGAAAAGTTTTTTGGAGGATATGATGTTTACGTTGAAGTAAAAAGATTTGGCTATCCAACCAAACATTACAGAAAAATAAAAGCTGGAGAAGAATTTATATTAGATAGAATAAATTATAAAAATAAATAGATATGGAAACAGTAGTAACAATAAACGTAGTAGAATGGGTTTTATACATCGTAGTAGTTTATCTAGCACTTAGTTTAGCTGATAGCACTTTAGCTCTTTATAAGAGATACCTTGAACGGAGAATAAAAAAACTTAAAGAACGTAAAAACAAATAGATATGTACAAAAAGAAACTAATACAGAAGCTGCAACAACTGGTTGATAAATCACCTCCTTGTATAAAAAGAGAACACGTTATGCAAGACTTAATAGATTTGAAATTAAGTAAAACAGATTATCACTTTATAACACTAAAAGACAAATATAAAGATGAAGAATAAATCAACAACATTACTTGGATTGATTACCTTTTTTTTAGTAGCATCCTTAGTAGCATTATCAATTATACTAACAGTAATTGGATTACAAATATAAATTTAAAGCCTAGCAATAAAATGTTAGGTTTTTTTTATTATATAATTATATGAATAATCAAATTATTTCAAATGTCAGAAAGTAAAAGAGGAGGTAAAAGAGAAGGTGCTGGTCGTAAAAGTAAATCAGAAGAAGTGCAAATGATAGAGAGATTATCTCCATTAGAGCCAAAAGCATTTAAAGCACTTGAGAAAGGAGTTGAAGAAGGGAACTTCAAATACGTTCAAATGTTTTATAACTATTATGCTGGTAAACCAAAAGAAACAAAAGATATATCAATTACATCAGAACAACCTTTATTTGATTTAGATTAGTGTTTCAAGTTACAACTGCAATAAAGAAACT